TCATTTCACCGGTCGGATGGCCTTCGATTTTCGGCGGTAATGCTGGCGCGTGACGGCGGTGCTGGTGTGGCCGAGCAGCTCCTGGGCGCGGGCGTCGGTGTCGGCATCCGAGCCCACCTTCGCGCGCAGATCGTGCTGCGTGAAGCTGGCTTCCAGGTCGGTATCCCGTAACGCCTTGCGCATGGTGTCGGCCCACTTGCCATCCCATGTCTGCGTCAGGCCCTGCTCGCTCACGTAGCACCGCCCGCGATGGTTGGGCAGCAGGTAGAGGCTCGCCTTGGGCTTGCAGGCTCGAGCCTCGGCGATGGCCTGGCGCAGTGCCTCGGTGAGCAGGAAGGAGATGGTCTTGCCGGTCTTCGAGACCTGGATCGTCAGCTCGGCGTCGCTGATGTGCGCCTCCATGATGCGCAGGGTGTCGCTCTTCCTGGCGCCCGTGAGCATGATGATGGCGGCAAAGGCGCGCTGCTGTGCGCTGGCCACGCGCTGCCACTCGGCAAGCTCCCAGTCCTCCACGTAGCGCGTGCGCGCCTTCTTCAAGCCGTCGCGGATCCCGTAGGCCTTGACGTGCCCCTTGATTGGATGGCGATCGATCACGCCCCAGCGAACGGCGAAGTCGAGCACCCTATTCAATACCTTGAGATCCTGGTTGGCGGCCTGCATGGTTTTCTTCTGCTGAAGCTCGTCGAGGTAGCGATACACCAGCTTGGGCACGATGACGCCGACAGCGTTGTGACCCATTACCCGGCGCAGCCGGTCCAGACTCAGCCGGTAGTTGTTCTGGGCCGAGTAACTGAGCGTGGGCAGCACCTCGAGCGAGTAACGGTCGATCAGGCTGGCCAATGTGTCGCCCATCTGCAGCTCCATGCGATCGGCGAAGGCGCGCAGCGCCTCGGCGTAGGTGGCGCCCAGCCTGAACCAGGTCTTTCCATCGAACGCATCGCGCTCGCCTTCCCTGGGCCGGTAGTAGAACGCGCCATGCTTATAGGCCCAGCGCTTGGGCATTCCCTTCATCGCCTCTCTCCTCAGAGTTCGCCGAGGTACAGTGTCGCCTCGCGCGGGGCTTCATCGTTGGCTGCGCTGCCGCCCAGCACTTCGATCGCCCTGGAGCGCAACACCACCGGCCAGCCCTCGGCGTTCACCTGGTAGGGGATGCCCAGGGCGTCCAGATGCTGGCGCTGGAGCGCTCGCTGGGCGCAGCCAGTAACCTCGCGCACCTCTTCACGTGATAGCACAAGTCCCGCCATTGTCAGTCTCCTGTCTGCCTTGCGCCGCCTAGGCCGCGGCCTCTGCCTTCCCGCCACTTCTGTTCGCGCTGGACCCAGTCCGGCGGCCCCTTCTCTTTCTGGCGCTCCTTGCGCCTCTCTCGCTCCGCATCGATGGCCTCCGGCACGCCCGGGGTTCTCTGCATTGCCTCGATGCCGCTGTTCGCTCGCTCCAGCTTGCCGCGCAGACCCTCGATGATCCTCCCGGCCACCTCGGCCACCTCCCACTCTCCCTTCGGCGTTTCGCCGTCCTCCTTCACCCGGCCCAGGCCGTAGCAGCCGCCGCAGGGGCGGTCTTTCCGCTGCTTGATCTGATCCGTGCCGCTGCCGTAGCAAACCGGGCAGGCGTCGGTGGGGATCTCTCGCCACTCGGCATCCCAGCGCTCGGCCTCGATGTAGTGGGTGGCCGGTGGTTCCACGCTCAGGTCGAGGTAGATCACCAACGTCTTGCCGGCGAGCTGCCCCTCGCCCTCGGCGGTGCCGATGCGGGTGGTGCGGGTGCCGTGAGTGCTGTGGATATGCGTCGGCTTCACTCGGCGGGCTCCTCTTCCAGAAGCTCAACCTCGATCTGCCCCATGTCAGAAAAATCCGGATCGTCCTTGTGATAGACGCAGTTCAGGACATTGCTGTCGCGGATCACGTCGTTCATGGCGTCTCGCAGGTCTTCCTTGTCGTACCACTCGCCCTCGAGCACAGCCTCAACCAGGCGCCGGAGCGTCTCGACGTCGCCGTTCAGGTTGCGGCGCAGCCCGTTCATGGAAACCTTCATCCCTTCCTCCCGGCCAGTGCGGCCTCGATGTCGTGTGTGGTGTCGATCCCTGCCGGCACCGGGGCGGGCAGGGCGTGCTGGCGGCGGCAGAGGTGGCCGGCCTCGAGCAGTTCGTCACGCAGCTCCCGTGCGGCGCCTGGGGTGAGCCGGTGGCGGATGGGCGCCATGCAGGCCGAGCAGTAGAGCGTGGCGTAGGGCTGGCCATGGCTGCGCCCGGCGGCCCAGGTGATGGGGCAGGTCATGCCTCGACCCTCCGGAACTCGACCACCCAGACCCAGGGGTTGGCGTCCCAGGAGCCGGCGCCGTTGATGGATTCCCAGAGCGAGGCGAAGAAGGCGCGCGCGAGGTGTTCATTCGGAGTGCCGCTACCTTGTATGTACTTCGCTGGGCTGAACTTGGAGCTCACGTCGATTAGGAGATTGCCCTCTGCATCCCTCGGCACTTTGATGCCCTCGGCAGAGGCCCCGGCAGCGTCAATGTTTTGCAGACGCTCCACGCGCACGCTGACGATCTCCAGCGTGATTCGGCTGGCCCAGCGGGGCATGTGGATCGAAGGGCGCCACGGGAAGCTGCGTGACCGGTCGAAGTTCTCCCGGTAGACGCAGGCCTCATAGTCATCGGCGGGGTTGATCTGCTGGTAGATGCCGGTGCTACGGCGGTATGCAGGCTCAGGCACGAAAGCGTGAGCCTCCCGTACCCACAGCCTGTCACCTGGCTGGCCAAAACGACAAACAAGGGGGTTCCCTTTGCCGTTCAGAACTCCATGCTGAGCGCAGGGGTTGTACTGAATGCCGCTATCAGGCTGAGGCTTAAGCACCCGCCGGGTCTGGGTCTTCCGGCCGTTTAGGATGGCGCGGACCATCTCGCCGTTGAATAGGATCGGACGTTCTTTCATGCCAGCGACTCCTCTCTGATCCACGCCTGCCGGACCTGCTCCCAGGCGGCCCGGTCGCAGTCCATGCCCAGCGGCAGGTGGTAAAGCTGCTGGTCGCCTTGGCGTGCGATGTCGTCACGCTCGAACTCGCGCTCCAGGTCGCGGCGGATGATGCGTTTGGTGGCGCTCGGCAGGATCGGCCAGAGCTTGGCGAGGCGCTGGGCGCGGTAGGCGGCTGCGATGGTGCGCCGGCCAAGGCAGTAGCGGGTGCTGAAGATCAGCATGTCGTGCCAGTCGTCCAGGCTGAGCTGCTCGGCCAGGCGCGGGTAGATGGGGGTGTCGCTCATGCCTCCACCTCCAGTGCCTTGGCTGCCTTACGCAGGATGGTGGCGGCCATCTTGCGGCGGACGCTGGCGCCTTCGCGCTTGCGCAGCACCTCGAGCAGGTCGATGGCAGTGCGGGCGGCGCGGGCCGGGTGTTCGCGCAGCATCCCCTCCAGGCTGATCTGGGCGTCGCTGACGCTGGTGTTGAGCAGGGCTTGCAGGCTCATGTCAGTCTCCCTTGATGCGTTTGGTGTCGCTCTGGGGCAGGAAGTCAGAGGGCAGGGCCTGGCCGGTGGCCTTGGCGAATTGGTAGTCGGCGGGGAAGCCCTGGGCGGCAGCCAGCTCGTGGCCGAAGAGGTTGAGGCTGGTCACTGGCTGCCCTCCGTGCCAACCACCGTCTGCACCTCCACTTCGTCGGGCCGCGGCTCGCAGGGCACCCGCCCGCTGTACTTGAGGCACGCTTCGGTGTCGTGGTCGTGGAAGCGGCAGGGGATAGTGGCCTCTTCCACCATCTGGAGGTGGGCCACCTGACTCTGAAGGATGTGCAGCTGGTCGATGATCTTGAGCATCGTTGGCCAGCCGAGGGTCACGCCGCCGTCATGCTGGCGCTGGCGGGCGAGCTGGAGCAGCTTTTCGGGGTCGATGGTCATGCGGCGTCTCCCTTGCGATTGCCGAGCAGGTCGATGAACCAGTGATGGAACGCCGGCGGGATCCGGCGTAGGTCGATCTCGCCCGGGTGCTTGATCAGGAAGGCGCGCAGGTCTTCATGCTTCACCCAGGTGTAGTGATGCGGCTCGCCCAGGTGGTTATCGCGCTTCCAGGGCTTGAGGTGGCCGCTGTCGATCCAGCGCCTCACGGCCTTGAAATCCACGCCCAGCGCCTGGGAGATGTGCTTGGGCGTCATGGCGTCAGTGCACTCCGTGGAGACCTTGAGCACCTGCATGCGCCATGCCACCGAGGTCAGCGGGTAGTAGAACCCGGCCTTGGTCAGGTGGCGCCGCGCCTGGCTGGGCGAGAGGCCCTCGCAGCGCTCGGTGAGGATCTCGTCGGCCTCGGGTGCCCAGCGGTGGCTTTTCTTGGTGCGCGCCAGCCCCCGGGTGCGGGCCTGGTACTTGAGCCAGCCCACGTTGACGCCATGCTTGTCGGCCAGGGCCTGGAGGTTGGGCGCCTTGCTGCGATATGCCTTGTTCAGCTCGCTGAGCAGCTGAGGCGTCATCGGCTGGCGCTGATAGCCCTTGCCGCGCTTAGCGCCCAGGCGGGCCGCCGTGGAGCGAATGGCGGCATCGCTGCGCTTGGTGCTCAGGCGCCGGCGCACCGCCGCCACGCCGCCCTTGGGGTACTCGTCGGCGATGATGGCGAGATGCTCCTCCGGCCAGGCGGTTGCTCCCATGATCTCCTCCTCAGTGCTGCGCCAGCTGGCGCTCGTTGGCATGGCCCGCGGGACGCAGCCCGGGGCACTGCTCGGCAGCAATGCCACGGTAGTCGGGCTGGCCGGTGCGGTGGCTGACCGGCACGCCTCTGGCCTCCTCTGCCGCCCAGGTGGCGGCGTCTTCGCAGTAGCGCTCCATGGCGGCGGCCTCGAGGTCGCGATCGTGAGCGTTGAGCGCGCCCAGGGCGGCGATGATGCCGGCCGCTGCGGCGATACTGGTGATGTGCCGGCGAGTGATCATGCGGTGACCTCCTGTGCCTGCTCCTCGGCCTGCTCTCGCGGGTAGAGGGTGATATTCCCGTTGTTGTGCAGGCGGTGGAGCATCCAGGCCAGGAAGTCGCGTGCGGCGGCCTGAGTGGCGTGGGGCTCGGCGCCCTGGATGACCACCATCTCGCCGCTGCTGGGCGCGAAGAAGGCGGACCAGTAGCCGGCACGGCGCCCGGTACCTGCCGGGATGCCGGTGAGCTCCACCGCGGGGTCGCTCTCGCCGTGGTGCTGGGCGTGCTGGTGCCAGGCCTTGGCCAGGTGCATCAGCGGGTAGGTGTGGCGGCTTTCCTCGTGCTGGTTCATGCCGGCAGCTCCTGGTCGATCAGGGTGTTGAGGTGGTCGAGCATGGCCGCCATCTGCTGGCGCGCTTCGGCCATGGCTTCGTCGAGGGGCGTGTCATCGCTGACGCCCAGCACACACGACAGTCGGGCGGTGATGCGGGTGCTCGCTGCGGCGCCGTACTGGCAGTACCCCGGCCGCGTGACCAACTCGAAGTTGGCGAAGGCGTCGTCGATATCAAGCTCGGCCTTCACGCCGGTATGGCCGAGCAGGGCGAGATCCATGGCGCGGTCTTGGATGCCGGCGATCAGGAAGCGGAGGTGGCTGGGTATCTGGGGTGCGGGCTTCATGCGTATTGGCTCCCGGTGTCGCGGCGCGTGAGGCGCACGGTGGTGGAAACAGGCTGGCGAGTGCGGGTGGGCGGCCGGTGGCGCATCGCCTCGGCGTGGGGGTTGAGCGCGGAGACGATCAGCACCAGCACCAGCGGGGCGATCCAGCCGCGGCGCAGGGCCTCGGCCACGGCACCAGCGGCACGGTGGGCGTGCAGGAGGTAGAGCAGCGTGGTGACAGCGGCCTTCACGGTGGCCGGCGAGCAGCCGCGCAGCTTGGCGATCTCCTTCTGGGTGAGCCCGGCGGCCAGGCCAGCGATCACCTGCGCTTGGGGCGCGGTGGGCAGGCCGGAGCCGCGGCGGCCTGTGCGGCAGCGCCAGCCGGCGAACTCGAACTCGGTGGGGCTGTGGTGGGCGGTGACTGACATCTGGTGTCTCCCTATACGTTTCACCTCTAATAATACGAAAACGGTTTGAGGTGTCAATGCGTTTATGTATAGGTCGGGGCAAAAAAAGCCCGCCGAGGTGGCGGGCCGGGTAGTGCGGAGGGAGTCGCCTACCAGTGGCAGGCCTGGCGAAGCGGCTGAATCTCTTCCTGCAGGCCGGTGATCGGGAAGGTAACCGTCACCGGTGATTGGTTGAAGGGCGTGATCTGCATGGTGACCTGGTCATGGCCGAACATGCGACGAATCACGGGAATGGCCTGGCCGCCTGACCACAAGCCAAGCGCTTCGTTGTCGGTGGATTCCCGCATGCGCAGGGTGGCAGCCTGCCTGTCGTCAATACGATAGCGCACGTTGCCGTAGCCCTGGATGTCGGCGAGGAAGTGGTCGTTCACCTTTACCAGCAGGTTGGTAGTGTTCTCCAGGCAGCGCAGCATCAGTGTGGCGGGGCCGGCTCTTCCGAAGCGCCCGGAGACCATTTCCTCGGACTCGGAGGTGAGCAGCACAGCGGGGCTGTCATCCATCTTTGATTGCCAGCGTGACACCTTCCACGGCGAGGGTGGTGGGGCAGGTGGCGGTGGCGGAGTGGCCTCGTCGCTCGTGCTACTGCTGATGGTTTCGTCGTCGTTTTCTGCTTCATCCAGGGCCGCTAGCGCGGCTTCAGCCTGGCGCTGCTGTTCGGCGTGATCGACTGGCGGCTCCTTGGCCTGGTTGTCGTCATCCCAGATGATCGAGAAGACGAAGAGCGACACAATGAAGGCGACTACGGCTTTCCCCATTTCCCTGTTCCTTGTGGTTGCGATGCCAGTCCACATTCTGGCGAAGCGAGAAGGGCGCGTCTGTCGGCGATCTCCTACACAGCGCATTGGTGCAGCCCTACATCGGTCGCCGGAAGTGCGTGCCATGCTCAGGAGGTGGTGCATGCCGAATGCGACCCGCGGGCCGCCGGAACACGCCGCGCCACCTTGCCCCGCGCCCTGGTCATGGATGGCCGGGGCGTTTTCGCGTGGGCAAGGGTAGGGACGGTATGATAAGCCCGCCATGGTGAGTTGTGGCGGCGATGCGTCATGATCAGGCGGTGTCGGAGATGTAGAGCCGCGTGATGCTGCCATCTTTGAGCGTCGCCTTGGCGCGCACATCCAGCGGCCTCTGGCTCATAAATGCTTGCAGGTAGAGGTTGCCCTGAAGCTCAACTGCCGGGTCTGTAATGACGCCGCTGATACGAGGGGGCAAACCATCTTCGTCGAGGGAGTCGTCATTTTCGTCGCCCACGAGCCGGACCTTGCAGGTTCGGCGCTCGTAGTCCATTTCTGAGATGGTGACTGAATACGTCTTCTCGTTAATCAGCTCTTCGTCGACCGAGCTCATCACGGAGTCTTTCAAGGCCTGGTCAATCGTCTGGTGCTTTTCCCCTTCGGCATAAAGATCGATCCGCTCGCACGAGCTACCTACAGGTACAACAGACTTGCGGACAGACGGGCGCAGGCCATCGGCGAGGCGATCGATGGTATCCATCATCCTCTCCATCATTTTTTGGTCTTTGCCATACTGCTGTTCAAGCAGGTCTCTAAGATGTTTCATCTCTTCTTTGTTGCCGCTGCACCTGTGAAGGACGTAGGCGGTCACTGCCGTTATGACTGATGGAAGCAAGCCCTGAAACCAACCGCTGTTGGTCGCAAAGCTCATGATAGCCGCTACGCTGAAGCATTTTGGCTCGGCTTCCTGAGCATAGGTTCTGACCGAAAGCGCCTGCATCTGTTTGGCATATTGCCCGGTTGCCGCAAAATGCCCAACCACCGCATAGATGCGGCTAAATCCTTGAAGCGACTCGCCTAGCGCCGCCATGTCGAGCTTGTGGGCTTCGGCATCACCCCCTTCGTACCTGATTTCCAGGCGGATCGTGCCGTCTTTCTGCAGTTCCATCATGGTTGATTGCCCGTCCTTCGGCTAGTCGAAGTTCTCCCACCAGAACACACGGCCGATGATCTTGGGGGCGTCCGGGCCCATCAGGCCGCACACCTCCTCCGGGTACTCGTCGGCGTTGTCGCTGACCAGGCGCACGCGACCCAGGGGTAGCTTGTAGAGGCGCTTGATTCTGAGCATGCCGCCGTGGTCCAGGGCGTAGATCTTGCCGTCCACCACGTGGCGGGCGCCCTTGTCGATGCCGATGGGGCTGCCGTCGAGGATGGTGGGTTCCATGCTGGTGCCGCTGGCGGTGGCGCAGGCGGCCAGGTGCGGCTGCACGCCGGCACGTGAGAGCTTGGCCAGGCTGAAGCGCATGCTGGCACCGTGGTTTTCCACCACCTGGGTGCGGCCATCGCCGGCCGCCATCTCCACCTCGCGGTAGAAGGGCAGCTCTACCTCATCTGGGCGCAGCGGGCCTTCGTCCTCCACGATCTTGGGCTCGGCCCACTCGAAGTCATCCTTGGGGGGCGCCTTGGGGTAGTCGCCCATCTTGCCTTCGCGCACCAGGTCGCCCACGCGGGGGCCGCTGTTGATGGAGTCGCCAATAGCTGGCGCGGAAACGCCGTGGGTAAGGAAGCTAGGGGCAACGCCTAGGGCCTTGGAAATTTTGTCCACGTTGGAGCCGCGGGGCGACCTGCTCTCACCCGACAGAATGCGATTGATAGTGGGCTGCGGCACGCCAGATCGCCGCGAGAGCTCGTTCTCGCTATAGCCTTGGTCATCCATCAGCCGGCGGAGCCGGGTCCTGATCGTGTCACCCTCTGTCATCGACTGAATCCCGCCACTCGTCAGTGCCATCGCGTGTATTCGCTTCCGTATTTTGCTGGCCTCGCCTTGCGGCGACCAACACGCTTTCGTATTATCATCTAAGACGAAAACGCATAGGTGTCGCGAATGAGCTATTTCACCGCACGAGACATGGTCTCCGACCTGATCGAGGCCGGCATGACCCAGCAGCAGATCGCTGAAAAGGTCCACGTGTCGCAGGCGACCATCGCCCGCGTGTTTAAGGGCAGTGATACCCGGTACGAGTCTGGTAAGCGTCTTGCTGCTCTCCATCGCTCCCGTTGCCCCGAGCGCTACCCCAGCATCTCCAAGCCTACACCACCCACCGAACCCGCAGCTGCGACCGGCGAGGCGTGAATGTGCATACAGGAGGTGCCGCTGTGAGCCATATCACCGCCGCGATGCTGCCGGCCCTGCTCGGGCGGCCGGTCGCCTACCAACCTATCTTCACTCGCCTGCCGGGCGTGACGGTGCAGGGCGCCATCTTCCTCAGTCAGGCGCTGTTCCTGACCAACACGCCCACCGCGAGGGCGCGTCAGGGTTGGTTCTGGAAGGAGCAGGCTGGTGCCGTGGATAGCTGGGAGTCGGAAACCGGCATGAGCGCCAAGCAGCAGATGACGGCCCGCCGCCAGCTGGTCGCCCTGGGCGTGCTCCAGGAGCAGCGCAAAGGGGTTCCGGCGAAGACCTGGTACCGGGTCGATACCGAGGCGCTGGCGCTGGCGCTCTACCAGGTGCTGGAGCCCGCCGAATCGCCCGCAAACCCGCATGAAACCCCAGATTCTCCAGTTGGGAGAAACTGCAATCTCCCGAACGGAGAAACAAGAGACGCCCAACCGGAGTGCACAGAATCTCCCGATGGGAGTTTTCTTACAGAGACTACAACAGAGAGTAACCCCCCTCCCTCTGACGCGCGTGACGTTTTCGAGCGTGCCGCCGAGCAGGACGACCGGGGCCAGCCCCGGGGCGAGTACGAGGCCCGGGTGGCCGAGGCCCGCCGCCAGTTTCCGATGACCTACGGATGGCAACCCGAGCCCGAGGCGCTGGCCGCCGCCTGCTGGCGCCGAGGCCTGCCCAGCAACGTCACGCCCACGCCGGCCACCCTGGCCAACTTCACCGCGCACTTCGCTGAGAAACCCGAGCAACGCCTGACCCACCAGGGTTGGCACGAGCGCCTGGCCAAGTGGCTGGACGAGAACCGCCGCAAGCCCCAGCCCGGCACCGGGCCCACCGCCGCAGGAGACCGCCATGGACACCGCACAGGATCTGCTGGCCCGCGCCAGCGCTTCTCGACCCTCAGCGCCGCAGACGCTCGTCGCCTCGTTGAGGAGCGCCGCCGATCGCAAGTGGCGGGAGCGCCAGGGGGAGAGGTCTACGACGGGGCGTTTGACCCCGGTCACTGAGGCCACCATCGACCAGGTGTTCGATGCCCTGGGGCAGCTGTACGGCGTGCACTGGCGCCGCCGTTGCGCCGATGCCGGCTGGGGCGAGGAGGTCGAAGGGCAGTGGGTCTGCCTCGATGCCAGCGGCGAGTGGCTGCGCGCCCTGCAGCACCTCAGCGAGGCCCACGTGACCTGTGGCCTGGCTGCCCTCAACCAGGCTGCCGGCGAGGCCGTGGCCCAGGGGCGCACCGCCTGGCCACCGGATAGCCCGATGCTGTTCGCCAAGGCCTGCCGCCTGCGCCCCGAGCCGCTGGGCCTGCCGAGTAGCGAGGAGGCCTGGCGCAACGTCCAGGCGCATGCCTTTACCGGCCAGCCGTTCATCCACGACGCCGTGGCCGCCGCCGCCGAGCATGTCGACCTGCACAACCTGCGCAGCGCCAGCTACCACCAGCTGGGCGAGCATCGCCGGCAGTTCCAGCACTACTACGCCAGCGACAACCGCGACTGCGTGGTGGAGCGAGTGGCGCGGGGCGCCAGCATGCGCCCCCGGGCCGCCCTGGAGCATGACGCCAAGCGCCGCCAGGCCGAGCTGGCTGAGCGCGCCGGCCGAGACGTTGCCCAGCGCCAGGCGGAGGCCGATGGCCTGCCGCATGCCATGACCGCCGACCAGGGGCTGCGCAGCCTCCGCGCGGCGCTGAAAGGAGCCTGAACATGACCCAGATGATTCCCTTCGAGTTCGACCAGCAGCAGGTGCGCGTCGTCCAGGGCGATGACGGAGAGATCCTGTTCGCTGCTCGTGATGTAGCGAAAGCCCTTGGCTATGCCAAACCGGAGAACGCTATCGACCGTCACTGCAAGGGTACCCTGAAACGGGGTACCCCTACTCCGAGCGGCAAGCAGATGATGCGCGTCATCCGTGAGTCGGACGTCTACCGGCTGATCGTGAAGAGCCAGCTGCCCAGCGCCGAGCGCTTCGAGGCCTGGGTGTTCGAGGAGGTGCTGCCCACGATCCGCCAGACCGGCGGCTACCAGTTGCCCCAGGTCGATCAGCCTGACCCGCTCGACGAGTCGCGCTTGCGGGGCGAGATGGCCCTGCTGCAGTGCTACTGCGCGCTGACCCGGGTCAGCGAGAGCGGCAAGGTCAGCATGCTGCAGAAGCTGGGCCAGCAGCACGGCCTCGGCACCCATTTCCTGCCCGGCTACGTGGTGGATGGCCCGGCGGATGCCGGCGGCCAGTCGCTGCCTACAGCGAGCGCCACCGAGCTGCTCGAGCGACACCTCCCCGGCGTCATCACCACGCAATCGTTCAATCAGCTGCTGGCCGATCACGGCTTCCTGGAGCGCAAGACGCGCCGCGCCAGCAAAGGCGTGAAGGGCTACTGGGCGGTGACCGAGAAGGGGCTGGCCTACGGCAAGAACCTGACCAACCCCAGCAACCCGCGAGAGACCCAACCGCACTGGTACGGCGAGCGCTTCGATGCATTGCTGGATGCGGTGGGCCTTCTGAAACAGGAGGCGCTGCTGTGAGCGTGAAGACCAAGGAGCTGTCGATCCTCGCCGCTGTGGCCCAGCAGTGCGCCGAGACGCGCCGGCCGATCTCCTCGCTGATCGTGATGGCGGCCTGCAACGCCCGCACCGGCATCGAGCAGGACAAGGTGCTGGTCCACCTGGCCAGCCTGAAGCGCCAGGGCTACGTCACCCAGTCGGGCGAACGCTGGGAGGTCACGCCGGAAGGGCACCAGGCCGCGCGGCAGGCGATGACGCAGGCGGCCATGCCCTCCCGCGCGCCGGAGCCGATCCCGGAGAAGCCGCCGGTGCGCCCGAAGAGCCGCGACACCCTGCGCCCGCGCCAGCTCACCGCGCCTAGACCGGTGACGCGGCCGGAGTCAGCCCCATCCAACCATCTTCGTGGCGCCACGAAAAAGGTTGAGGGCGATGGCACGGGCGAGGCCCTGCCGCCCATCGAGTATCCGGGCACGATCGAGCGGCTGGCGCTGCCGATCCCCCACGACCTGCTGCACCGCTGCGCCGCCATGAACATGACGCTGATGGCCGACGCCCGACAGCGCTATGAGGCGTCGAGGTGCCCGGAGGCGCTCTCGGAGATCAATTGGCTGGCCGAGACCGGCCGCCTGCTGCTGAAAGCTGGGGGTGAGGTATGAGGATGAACCGCACGTTGTGGTGGTGCCTGGCAGTTGTAGCTCTGGCGCCGGTGTGGGCGTTGATCCTGTGGGACATGTGGACGCTGGCTCTGGGGGTGTGCTCATGACGGATCACGTGAAGGGCGGCCCCCAGGCGCGCCGCGCGGCCCTGCTGTGCCAGAACGCCCGCTTCCGGCTCTACCTGGACCAGCGCCGCCGCCAGGCCAAGGGGCTGGGGCCGGAGGCGCTGCCGGATGGCACGCATACCGCCGAAGATGCGGCGGACTTCATCCGTCATGCGTGCGGGGTGACAACTCGGGCGCTATTGGATGCCGATCACCACCAGGAAGCCCGAGCAATGCTCGACCGGATCGTGGCGGACTACCAGCGCTGGGAGCGCGCGCAGAGGAGGGCAGGGTGATGTATCCGTGGATGGGGTTTCTGATCGGGGTGGCTGTTGGGGTGGTGTGCACGTTGGGGTTCCAGGTGCTGGTGGTGTGGTGCGTGGCGCGCGACCTGGATGATGCGGGCTGGATGATGGAGGGCCGTGATGATCGCTGAGCGCGCCGAGGCGCTACTGGCCGAGCGCCGGTTTTACGAGTGGCTGGATGCTACCGCGCACCACGCCAGTATGTGGCCGCATAACCGCACGACGGCGATGCGTTGGCTGCTGGATCAGTGCGAGGTCGAGCGGCTGCGGGAGCTGGACGAGGATCCGGAGGCGGCAGCGGCCTTCGATCAGCTGGCCAGCTCCTTCGCGCTGTGGGACCAGAACGGGGAGCTGGAGGTATGAGCGTACCGAGACGCAAGAAGGTGCCCACGCTGGCGCAGATCAAGCGCAACCCGCCGCCGGGGGCGAAGGGATATAAGCGCCCGGACGAGAAGGGCAAGTGCAAACCAGGAAAGGGGAGTCGCTGATGGAGGTCTGGATGCCATGGCCGCCGAGCACCAACCGGATCTGGCGCAACGTGGGCAAGCGCACGTTGCTGAGCAAGGAGGCGCGGGTGTTCCGCAATCGAGCCAGGGGTGAGCTGCTGGCGCAGGGGGCGGCTAATCGCAAGCTGGCGGGCCGGGTGGCGCTGGAGGTGGTGCTCTACCCCAAGAACGGCCGGGCGTTCGACATCGACAACAAGCTCAAGGCGCTGCTGGATGCGCTGACCTATAGCCGGGTGTGGCTGGATGATGGGCAGGTAGACGAGATCCTGGTGGTGCGCGGCCCTCAGAAGGAGGAGGCACAGGCCCGGGTGACGATCACGGAGCGAGCAGGAGGTGGGCATGGCGGCATTGAGGCAAAGGAGCGAGGGCATGGACTACCAGCGGCTGAACCTGCGGGATCATCGTGCGATGGCGCGTGAGGATCATCCTGGCCATACCCCCGAGGCGGCGAGCACTCTGGTGGCTCGGTTGCTCGATATGGAGGTGGAGCGGCGGACGCTGTATGGCGATGAGCGCCTGCAGGGGTACCACAATGTTAGCCCGACGGCGGGTATCGGCGAACAGCCAGGCGGCACGGACAAGGCCCGGGAGCCTCTGGCGAGCCTCTATGACCGTGGTCTCGCTGAGCATCTGGCTCACCAGGAGGCGCGGCGCATCATCGAGGCGGCCGGACTGACGTTTCGGGAGCGCGTGGCTGTGCTGATTCGCGCAGCGAAGACCGACCGCCGCTCCAACGGGCCGCGGGGCATGAGCTATGCGCAGATCGTGGCGAACCCGCGGCCGTGGGTGCAGTACTTGGGGTGGCCGCCCGGCGCGGGGGCGATGCTGTTCAAGGATGTGAAGGCGTTCGACAATGCGGCGAGCGAGGCCCGCAGAAAGCTGATGAAGTGGGTTATGGCGCCGTCGAATACCACATGTTGTAGAAATCAGGAGGCTGAGCTATCCTCTGTGTAGCCTGGCGCGAATAGCCGCCGGGCGCCACACATCACAACGCCCTGCCGGCCATCCGGTGGGGCGTTTGCGTTACAGCAGGCGGGACAGACGGCAAGTCGCTGGGCTCATAACCCAGAGATACCTGGTTCGACTCCGGGGCCTGCTACCAATCACGCGCCATGCGTGCTCCCCCGGCCAGGGATGGCCACCTCTTCCGTGACGGCGCCGCCTGGCGCCTTGCCCGCTGACTAGCCGGGCCTGACCTCCCCGAGGTGCTGCCATGACTCAGGTCTCTCGCCACTTCAAGCGCGCGGAGTTCGCTTGCCACTGTGGCAAGTGCGGCTTCGACACCATTGATGCCCAGACGCTGGAGATCCTCGAGGCGGTGCGCCAGCACTTTGGCATGCCGGTGATCGTGACCAGCGCGGCCCGCTGCCGCTCACACAACGCAGCGGTGGGCGGCGCGGCTCGCTCGCAGCATATCTATGGCCGTGCCGCTGATATCAAGGTCGCCGGCACGCCACCCGACGCGGTGCATGACTGGATTGCCGAGACGTTCCCATCGGCTAGCCTTGGGCTCTACCGCACCTTTGTGCACGTGGATACGCGCACTGGCGGCCCGGCTAGGTGGAGGGGGTGATGCCGTGGAAGGATGCCAACTGGTGGCAGGCGATCCTCGACACGGTCTCAGTGTGGCGGGAGGACGCCTTGCTCGCTGTCTCTGCAGGGTTCGCGGTCATGATAGGTCTGCTCGCTAAGATCGCCCATGAGGTGCAGGCGGGGCAGCGTCGTCGATTCATCACTCGTCGCCTGTGGCTCGACATCCCCGCCCTGGTGGCGATGGTGTCGGTCTCCGCGGGCATCAGCGTCTATTTCGACCTCAACGGCTGGCCGTCGTCTGCCGTCGGCGTGATCTGTGGCTGGCTTGGCCCGCGCAGTATCGACGTCATCCTGATGGCGGTCGCCGACCGTGTGCGAGGTAGCAAACCATGAGCTGGTCTGATGTCGCCGAGACGGTGGGCAAGGTTGCGCCTGTGGCTGGCGGCGCCCTTGGCGGCCCTGCTGGGGCTGCAGTTGGTGGGCTCATCGCTCGTGCTCTGGGCGTACCAGAGTCACCGCAAGCGGTGGCGCAAGCGGTCAAGACGGATCCGGAAGCAGCGGTGAAGCTGCGCCGTATCGATGCTGACCTGGAGCGCACGCTGCTCGAGGGGCGCACGCAGGTGGTGACCGCCGAGGTTCAAGGCGAGAGCTGGCTGCAAAGGAGCTGGCGCCCCTTGCTGATGCTGTGGTTCGCCGCCCTGGTCGGTGCTCACTGGCTGGGGCTTACCCCTGAGACCCTGGATGCGGCTGTCGTTGAGCGCCTGCTCGACATCGTGCAGCTCGGCATCGGCGGGTACGTGGTCGGTCGCAGCGTGGAGAAGACCGCCAGGACGCTCAGTGGCTCGGGGATCTTCGAGCACCTGCAGGCCAAGGCGAAGAGGTAGCTCCATGCCAGCACGCTCACCACGCCCCTGCCGCGCTGCTCTCTGCCCGAAGAGGACGACCGAGCGTCACGGCTACTGCCCCGAGCATGAGCACCTGCACAGTGGCTGGCAGCGTCACCACCAGGGCAAGAGCAGCACCGAGCGTGGCTATGGTGGCCGCTGGCGCAAGCTGCGCAGCCTGGTGATGGATAGAGACCAGTGGCTGTGTCAGCCATGCAAAAGGATAGGCCGAGCCGCGCCAGCCGCGATGGTTGATCACGTCGTCAATAAGGCCGAGGGAGGCACCGACAAGCTCGACAACCTCGAGGCTATCTGCCGGTCCTGCCATCAGGCGAAGACCCAGCAGGAGGCAGCACGCGGCCGTCAGCGTTAGCCCTGGCAGGGGGAGGGGGGGATGCAATCTCTACCACCTGAGCGGGGTCGACCGCACGCCTTCACTGTCTGTTTACACCCGCGAAATATGAAATTTCAGGGCTTGCGCAGGAGGTAGCGCCATGGCAGGCACCAGCAAGAGTGGCCGGAAGCCCAAGCCGACCCATCTGAAGGCGGTCCAGGGGAACGCCGGCAAGCGCAAGGTCAACGAGGACGAGCCCCAGGGCGAAGAGCTGACCGAAGCGCCGGCGCCACCGGAGTGGATGGACCCGATTGGCCAGGCTGCCTGGCGAGAGCTGGCGCCCTGGCTGGTGAAGGTCAAGATCCTGACCGGCTCCGACCTGCATGTGCTCGAGACTTACTGCGAGGCCTACGCCACCTGGCGGGCTGCAGTGGAGGAGGTGGCCCGCACCGGCCTGACCGTCGAGACCGCCATGGGTGGCATCTCCAAGAATCCCGCACTGACTGCGAAGAACGAGGCGCACCGCCAGATGACAGTGAGTGGGTCGGCCCTCGGTCTGACGCCTGCCGATCGCGCCCGCCTGGCCGTGCCCGGCGCCAAGGATGCTGAGAACCCCTTCAAGAACCTGCTGGGCGGAAAGAAGCGATGACACTCAATGGCCAGCTATCCCAACGTCAACAGCGCGAACAAGTACGCCCGCGACGTGGTGGGTGGCCGAATCGTCGCCTGCAAGTGGGTCAAGCTGGCCTGCAAGCGTCACCTCGATGACCTGAAGGCGGCCAAGGCGCGCTCGTTTCCGTACCGCTTCGACCGTGACACCGCCGAGCGAGTCTGTGACTTCATCCAGCTGCTGCCGCATACCAAGGGCAAGTGGGCACGCGAACGTCGCCTGATCATTCTGGAGCCCTGGCAGAGGTTCCTGTTCGCGGCCTTGTTCGGATGGCTGCACAAGAAGACCGGCCAGCGCCGTTACCGAGAAGCCTACATCGAGGTGCCGCGGAAGAACGGCAAGAGCGTGATAGCCGCCGGGGTCGCCAACTACATGCTGGCCGCCGATGGCGAATACGGCGCCGAGGTCTACTGTGGCGCCACCACCGAGAAGCAGGCCTGGGAGGTTTTCCGCCCGGCCAAGCTGATGCTGACCAAGAGCCCGGCGCTAATCAGCGCCGCCGGCATCGAGGTGATGGCCAAGAATATCAGCATCCCCGAGGACGGCAGCCGCCTCGAGCCGCTGATCGGCAACCCCGGAGACGGTAGCTCGCCCAGTTGCGCCCTGGTCGACGAGTTCCACGAGCACCAGACGCCGGACCTCTACGACACCATGCTGACCGGCATGGGCGCCCGCGATCAGCCGTTGATGTTCATCATCACCACCGCGGGCTTCAACCTGGCCGGGCCCTGCTACGACAAGCGTCGCCAGGCCCAGCAGATGCTCGACGGTTCGGTACCCAACCCCGAGCTTTTCGCCGCCATATACACCATCGACGAGGGTGACGACTGGCAGGACTCATCGACGCTACGCAAGGCCAACCCGAACTTCGGGGTCTCGGTCAGCGAGGAGTTCCTGCTCAAGGCTCAGCGCGACGCGGTGCGCTACCCGAGCCGCCAGAACAGCTTCCTTACCAAGCACCTCAACCTCTGGGTCTCGGCCCGCACCGCTTGGCTGAACATGGCGGACTGGCACAGTGCCGGCGATGAGGCGCTGGCGCTGGAGCACTTCGAGGGCAAGCCCTGCTGGATCGGCGTGGACCTAGCCAGCAAGACTGACATTGCCGCCATCGCGCTGCTGTTCCGTGACGAGATCGAGGCTGGCAAGACCCGCTGGACCGCCTTCGTGCGCAGCTATCTGCCGGAGGGGGCCATCGAGCGGGCCAGCAACAACCGGGCCGCCTACGAATCCTGGATCAACTCCGGCGACCTGATCACCACCGATGGCGAGGAGCTCGACTTCGACATCATCCGCGACGACCTGATGGATCTCTCCGGGCGCTTCGAGATCGAGGAGATCGCCTACGACCCCTGGCGTGCCACTCAGCTGGCACACCAGCTGATGAAGGACGGCGCCGAGATCGTCGAGTACCGCAACACGGTGCAGAACATGAGCCCGCCGATGCGCGAGATGGAGGCGGCCATCACCGCCGGCCGCTGGCGCCATGCCTGCGACCCGGTGCTGACCTGGATGGCCAGCAACGTGGTGGCCAAGGTCGACGCCAAGGAGAACATCTACCCGCGCAAGGAGCGCTCCGAGAACAAGATCGACGGCATCATCGCCATCCTCATGGCGCTGGGCCGGGCCGTCTTGGCCGATGGGCCGCAGGACGATGACCTCTCCGACCACCTCGAAAACCACGGCATCCGGACCCTATAGATGAAACTTTTCGCCAAGCTATTCAGCCGCAAGAGTACGGCCATCGATACGCCGCAGGCGCTCGCTGAAGAGCTCGGCGTCAGCTACGACTCGGTCAGCGGCCGTCGGATCTCCGGCGGCCAGGCCATGCGGCTCACTACCGTGTTCGGCTGCGTGCGCGTGCTCTCCGAGTCGGTCGGCATGCTGCCCTGCCGGCTGATGGAGCAGGGCGACGGCACCCGGCTTCCGGCCACCGGGCACTCGCTGTACAGGCTGTTGAACGTGGCGCCCAACGACTTCATGACCGCTCAGGAGTTCTGGGAGCTGCTGGTGGCCTGCCTGTGCCTGCGCGGCAACTTCTACGCCTACAAGGTCAAGGGGCTCGGCGGCCGGGTTTCCGAGCTGCTGCCCATGGACCCTGGCACGGTGCAGCCCTCGCTGGATTCGAAATGGAACCCCGTCTACCGGGTGACGTTTCCGGACGGCTCCACCGACGTGCTGGGCCAGGACCAGATCTGGCACGTGCGGCTGATGACCCTCGACGGCCTGGTCGGGCTCAACCCGGTGGCCTATGCCCGCGAGGCCATCGCCCTGGGGCTGGATACCGAGGAGCACGGCGCCCAGCTGTTCCGCAATGGCGCGGTGACCACCGGTGTGCTCTCCACCGAGCAGACCCTCACCGACAAGGCTTATGCCCGGCTGAAGAAGGACTTCGAGGAGCGCCACGGCGGCCTGGCCAACAACCATAAGCCGATGATCCTCGAGGGCGGCCTCAGCTGGAAGCCGATCTCGCTCAATGCCGAGGACAGCCAGTTCCTGCAGACCCGCCAGTTCCAGCGCGACGAGATCTGCGCGATCTTCCGCGTGCCGCCGCACCTGGTGGCCAACATGGAGAAGGCCACGTTCTCGAACATTGAGCACCAGGGCATGAACTTCGTGAACTACTCGCTGGTGCCGTACCTGACGCGGATCGAACACCGCGTCCAGGTCGGCCTGCTGCGCCCGCAGGACCAGGGCCGCTACTACGCCAAGTTCAACGCCGGCGCCCTGCAGCGCGGCGACCTCAAGGCCCGTTATGACTCCTACGGCAAGGGTATCCAGTGGGGGATTCTCAGCCCCAACGAGTGCCGCGATCTCGAGGACCTCAACCCGCGCGAGGGCGGCGACATCTACCTGACGCCGACCAACATGACCACCAAGCCGGAGGCTGGCGACCGTGAGTAAACGCGCCGCGCACGACCACCAGGAGGCACAGCGCCGCCGCCGCAAACTGAGCCTGCGGCTGCAGCGCCAGGCCATCCAGGGCGGCCTTGCCCAGCCGAGCCGCCACCACGACCTCGAGGACAAGCAATGAACACCAAGCAACGCTTCGACGCGCCGCTGAAGATCAAGGCCGTCAACGATGCCGGCGAGTTCGAAGGGTACGGCTCGATATTCGGCAACCAGGACAGCTACGACGACGTGGTGATGCCCGGCGCCTTCCAGGCCAGCCTCGGCCGCTGGCAGCAGAAGGAGCGCCTGCCGGCGATGCTCTGGCAGCACAACATGCACGAGCCGATCGGCGTCTACACCGAGATGCGCGAGGACGAGAACGGCCTCTACGTGAAGGGTCGCCTGCTGGTCGACGACGACCCCCTCGCCAAGCGCGCCCACGCCCACATGAAGGCCGGCAGTCTGACCGGGCTGTCCATCGGCTACATGCTCAAGGAGTGGGACTTCGACCGCGACAAGGACGTCTTCCTGCTCAAGGAGGTCGACCTCTGGGAAGTCTCTCTGGTGACCTTCCCCGCCAATGACGAGGCGCGGATCTCAAACGTCAAGACCTACCTGGAGCGCGGTGAAGTGCCGCGCCCCAGCGAGTTCGAGAAAGCCCTGCGCGAGGTAGGGCTCTCTCGTTCTCAGGCCAAGGCCTTCATGGCCTCTGGTTACAGCGCCATCCAGCCGCGAGATGCGGAGGCGGAACACGCGCTTTCCTACCTCAAGTCCCTTCTGGACCGGATGAAATAAGGAGCCTCCCATGGCTGTTGATCAGAAAGATGTCGCCCAGGTCGCCGAAGAGCTGGGCAAGCGGTTCGACGAGTTCAAGTCGACCAACGACAAGCGCCTCGAGGCGGTCGAGCAGGAGAAGTCTGCCCTGTCCGAGAAGACCGAGGCAATGAACGCCAAGCTCTCCGAGCTCGACCAGCTCAAGGCCGACCTGGAAGCCTCGCTGAAGGAGGCCAACCGCCCCGACAAGCCCGGCGGCAAGAAGGAGGTCACCGAGCACAAGGCCGCATTCGAGAGTTTCATCCGCAAGGGCCGCGAGGATGGCCTGCGCGAGCTCGAGCAGAAGGCGCTCAACACCACCACCGATGCCGATGGCGGCTATGCGGTACCGGAGGAGCTCGACCGCAACATCCTCGAGCTGCTCAAGGACGAGTCACCGATGCGGCAGGTCTGCTCGCAGATCACCGTCAGCACCCCCGACTACAAGAAGCTGGTCAACCTCGGCGGCGCCGGGTCCGGCTGGGTCGGTGAGGCGGCAGCTCGCCCAGCCACTGATACGCCGACCCTGGCGCAGATCGCCGCCATCATGGGCGAGATCTACGCCAACCCGCAGGCCACCCAGACCAGCCTCGACGACGTGTTCTTCGATGCCGAGGCCTGGCTGAATGCCGAGGTGGCCCGCGAGTTCGCCGAGCAGGAGGGGGCTGCCTTCCTCAACGGCGACGGCACCAACAAGCCCAAGGGCATCCTGTCCTACGCCTTCGACACCGCCGGCGATGCCAGCCGCGCCTTCGGCACCCTGCAGAAGATCCACTCCGGCACCGCCGGCGACTTCGTGCCCGATGACCTGATCAAGCTGGTCTACAACCTGAAGAAGGGCTACCGCGCCGGCGCCACCTGGATGCTGCCGATGCTGACCCTGTTCAAGGTCCGCACCATGAAGGACGACCAGGGCAACTACCTGTGGCGTCCGGGCATCGAGGCCGGCGAGCCCTCCAGCCTGCTGGGCTACGCCGTCACCGAGAACGAGGACATGCCGGCCGTGGCCGCGGATGCCAACGCGGTGCTGTTCGGCGACTTCCGGCGCGCTTACACCATCGTCGATCGCATCGGTACCCGGGTGCTGCGCGATCCGTTCACCAACAAGCCGAACGTCGGCTTCTATACCACCAAGCGGGTCGGCGGCATGCTCACCGACTCCCAGGCGGTGAAGGCGCTGACGCTCAGCATCTAACCGGCGGGGCGCCTTCGGGCGCCCCTTCGTAGACCCGATACCGGAGCACGACGATGCCCAAGATCAATGTGGAGAAAGCGTTCCCGTTCTCGCCGGACGGCAAGAGCGTGGTCGAGATCGAGGTCGGCGAGCAGGAGGTCTCCGACCGTTGTGCCGAAGTGGCGGTCGAGCATCTCAAGGTCGCCACCCTGGTCGGCGAGGGCAGCGGCAAGGCCAAGACCGGCGGCAAGGCCAAGGCGGATGACAAGAAGCCCGACGCCGAGCAGCCGCCCGCCACTGAGACCACCGACGAGTAACCGCCATGCTCGAGCTGGACATCATCAAGAGCCACGTCCGGCTCGAGCCGGACGAGACCGAGGAGGACACCCTCCTCGAAACCTATGCCAATGCCGCCCGGCGCCTTGTCGAGAACAAGACCGGGCGCACGCTGTACGCCACCGCGGCCGAGATCCCCAAGGACAGCGAGGGCAACGTCACCGACGAGCATGCCCTGGTCCTCGATGACGACCTGACCACCGCCATGCTGCTGATCATCGGCACCTGGTACGCCAACCGCGAAAGCGTGGTGGTGGGCACCATCACCGCCTCGCTGCCGATGGCCGTGGAGGCGCTGATCGGGCCCTACCAGCACTTCAACGTCTGAGGCGCAGCCCATGAGAGCCGGCAACCTTCGCCACCGCGTCACCCTGCGCTCGGCGCGCCACGGCCACCCGCCCAGCTGGCCCGAGGTAGGCCAGGTGTGGGCCGAGTTCGTCGAGCCCAAGAGCGCCGGGCGTACCGAGCAGCAGGGCATCCGCGCCCCGGGCTCCACCCTGGTGCGTCTGCGCCCACGGGCCGGCCTGCAGGTGGGCCAGCTGATCGAGCGCCGCGACGGGGCGCTGTTCATCATCGAGGCCATCGACCCGGCGCGCACCGTGGTGGAGATCGCCGCGCGCCGCCTGCAAGGCGTGCCGGCCAGCTACGTGCCGTTCACCACCGGCATCGGCTACAGCATCGAGGCCTTCCTGCTGCGCGAGAACGTCTTCGTCGGCCAGGCCAACGAGCCGCGCCACCTGGTGGAGGTGATCCAGCCGCAACTGACCTGGCCCTGGGCCGAGCCCGGCGACCTGATCCAGATCGCCGGCCTCAGCCTCGAGGTTGTCGGCCAGGTCGAGGGCACCGACGACGGCATCACCGTGCAGCTATTCACCATTCCGGGCTGATGACATGGCAAGAGCGAGAGGCAGGAACAGCAAGCTACCCAAGGGCATCGAGGTCGGCGGCCTGGCGGAGAGCAAGAAGGCCTTCGAGGCGCTGCCCGCTGCCACTCGCCGCGCCATCGTCGGCGCCGTGAACGAACAGGCCGCCGAGACCCGCAAGGCCCTGATCAAGCGCATCAGCGAGGATGGCCGCGTCAACCAACGCGAGGTCGGCAAGCGCATCCGTATCAGCAAGGCCAAGGCCAGCGAGGGCCGCGCGTTCGCCGAACTCAAGCTCAGCCGCGCTCCGGTGCGCTTCAAGCACTGGCAGTACGACACCCGCGTGCAGGACAGCACCGGCACCCGGGCCAGCATCTGGGTCCGCAAGGGCGGCCAGCGCATGCGCGTGTGGGGCTTCGTCAACCCCAAGGGCCGCGGGGTACCGCTGACCCGCATGCGCAAGGGCAACAAGGACCGCATCCGCCGCGCCGCCGGCTGGGGCCTCAAGAACCACTGGAACCACCAGGTCAATGATCAGCTGCGTGACGAGATCGCCACCGGCGTCGATGGCAAGTTCCTCAACCGCTTCAACAAGGAGTGGGCCAAACGCTCATGAGCACCCCGACCAGCACCCAGGTGGTGAACAAGCTGATCGAGCGCCTCGCCGGCATCAGCATCGCCAACGGATACCACACCGACATCGCCGACATCGAGAGCGAGCGCCACCAGGTCAAGCTCGACCACACCACCACGCTGCCAATCCTCCATGTGCACAACCTGGAGAACCAGGCCACCAGCGTGGTGGCCGGCGGCGATCGTCAGGAGGAGCGCACCCTGCGTGTGGATGCCTATCTGGCCGGCGGTGCCGGCGCACGTCAGCGGCAGGATGCGCTGCTCGATGACCTCTACCGCGCACTGTACACCGGCGAGAAGATCAAGCTAGATCGCCTCGCCGTCGAGATCACCACGGGCGTCGTCGCCCTCGACGATGCGGAGCTGGGCAGCCGCATCGTGCCCATCTACCTGCCCGTTACCATCACCTACACCAGCAGGAGATAACCATGTCTGGCTATCAGGATACCGGCCTCATCGTGGCCGGCGACGTCTTCATGGGCGAGGTCGACTCGGACGGCAACGTCGGCGCCCTCTCCGGCCCCATCAACGTGCCCTCGCTCACCATCACCCCCAACACCGTCGAGACCATCGAACGGCAGAGCTACAAGAAGAGCACCTACGGCCAGACCCTGGACGCGGTGAACCTGCCCAACGAGGCGGCCAACCTCACCATCCAGTTCGACTCGCTGCCCGCCGTGATGCTCGCCGAGGCCCTGGCCGGCACCACCATCGCCATCGATGACCAGGCCGACACCATCACCGCCGAGGCGCACACCCTGGTCGAGGGCATGTGGATCAAGCTGGCCCACTCCAACCTCGCCGAGAACTCGGTCACCGTCACCGAGACCAGCGGCAGCACCGACGTCACGGCGGATGTCGAGATCGACCACGCCGCCGGCCTGGTGCGCGCCAACACCAGCGCCGCCGCGGTGGATGTGACCATCGACTACGACACCAACGCCACCACCGGCACCCGGGTGCTCGGTGCCAGCGAGATCTCCAAGCCGCGCTTCGTGATGGTGGAGGGCGTCAATCTCGCCACCAACAAGCGCTGCCGCGTCGAGATCGACCGCGTGGTGCTCTCCTCCGACCAGGCCACCGAGCTGATGGGCCGCGAGTTCATCACCGGCCAGCTCACCGGCTCGCTGGTGACCCTGGAAGGCAAGCAGTCGCCGTACACCATGGACATGTACGACTAACCACCTGAGCCGCGTGCGCCCGGGGCCACCCTGGGCGCAAGCCAGCCCCTATGGAGACGTAAGTCATGACTGACACCAAGGCACAAGCCGGCGACCTCATCAAGGTCAAGCTGCAGGCGCCGCACACCCACGGCGGCAAGGACTACAAGGAAGGCGAGGAGATCGCTGTTCGCCCTGACCAGCTCGATCGCCTGAAGAAGCACAAGAAGGTGTGACCCAGCGCGGGCCCGCGCTGGCGGGCCCGCGCCACCAGATATAACCTTTAACTCAGGGAACTGAGAGGAGGGGATATGAAGCAATGGATTGGAGCTGCTGCCCTGGTGCTGCTGGCTGCTGGGCCGGCACAGGCAGAGGTTTACAAATGTGAGGTAGGCGGGAAGACTGTCTTCCAAGGCATGCCTTGCGAGGGCGAGGGCGGGGCTTTCAAACCATCTGGTACGGTCTCGACCATGAATTCCACGGAAGTCGAGGCCCCGGCAGCTACCAGTAATTGGCTGGAAGAGCGCGCCGAACGACAGCGCCAGGAAGCTAAGCAGCTTCGCGCTCACCAGAATGAACAAGATCGAATCCAGCAGGCCTTCGAGAATGGCAACGTCACCAAAGGCATGACCCAAAGCCAGGTCCAGGAGCTCTGGGGACCGCCCTGGGAGAGCCTTGTGGAGATCGATGAGAGTGGTCGTCGTTGTGTGACCTGGTATTGGGGCGGCCCAATCCGGGCCGAACGCCCTGAGGCCACATTTTGCGGTGGCATTGTCACCAAGATGCGCGCCTACGGAGGGTAAGCCTCCGCGATACGAGAGGCCAGCTCAGATCATAAAGCCCCGCTTAGGCGGGGCTTTTTACTGCCCGGAAGATACCCATGGCCACGAACCCGAACGATATTCAGCTGCGCATCACCGCCGCCGTCGATGGCCTCAAGGACATCGGCGCGCTGCTCTCCGAGATCGACGAACTGGGCGGCGATACCACCGCGGCCTCCGCCGATGTCGAGAAGCTCAACGAGGCGATGTCTTCTCTGGGCCAGCAGCGCAAGCTGATCGATTCACTCGAGCAGACTCGCGGCAAGGTCAGTGAGGCCGAGCAGGCCATGGGCGAGGCGGTGGGCGAGGCCGAACGCCTGCGCCGCGCCTATGACGATAGCGCTCAGGGCGTGGATGCCCAGCGCCGCGCCGCCCAGGCTGCCGCCGAGCAGGCCGATACCGCCAGCCAGGCGTATCGTGAGCAGCAGCGTGCGCTCAAGGCGTTGCAGACCCAATACAAGGGCGTGCAGCAGAGCACCACCGGCGCCCGCCAGGCCTGGCGCGATGCAGCGGAGCGGGTCAAGGATCTCGAACGGGCCATCGAGGCCAGCGGCGAGGCCACCACCGAGCAGGCCCGCCAGCTGGACGAGGCCCGCGGCGCCGCCGACCAGGCGCGGCGCAGCTATGAACAGCAGGCGCAGAGCCTCTCCGGCATCCGCGACGAGCTGCAGGACCAACGCCAGAGCGTCGACCAGGCCAAGCAAAGCTGGGAGGACTACCGCGACGAGAGCCGCGACCTCAATCGCGATCTCAAGGAGAGCGAGCGCGCCTTCGCTCGCCAGGGCAAGGAGCTGAACCGCGCCGAGCAGGCCGCCGACAAGGCCCGCACCTCCTTCGAGCGCCAGGGTAGGGCGCTCACCGAGCTGGGCGAGGATGCCAAGTCAGCCGGCATTGATGTCGACAACCTGGCCGATGAACAGCAACGGCTTGATCGAGAATCCGAGGATCTGGAGCGATCAGTAGTCGGGCTGAAGCGCTCCCTGCGCGACTACCGCAACGAAGTCGGGCGCACCGAAGGAGGCGTGCGACAACTGGGGCGGCGGCTGGCCCAAGGCGTTAAACGCTTTGGCGCTTGGACTATCGCAGCGGGCGCAGCTGCGGCGGCGCTGGCCGTAGAGCGGATCACTCGCTACACCAATGCCCAAGCCGAGCTTGCGCAGCAAGTGCAGAACACGGCGGATGCCATCGGCGTCAACGCTCAGGTGCTACAGGAGTTCCAGTATGCGTTCGAACGCCTCGGGCTGGGTGCTGACAAGGCTGGTGACCTGCTCAAGGACGTGGCCGACAAGATCGGTGATGCCTATGTGAATGGAGGCGGCGAGGCCAAGGACGCCATCGACGCGTTGGGCTTGAGCATCGAGCAGCTGGTCAACCTTTCTCCCGATCAGCAGTTACTGGCGATCGCCTCAGCACTGTCGCAGCTCCCCAAGGCCGGGCAGGTCAACGTGCTGGAGAGTCTGGCCAATGACGCCAGCCTGCTGCAGCCGCTTCTGGACAACAACGCTGAAGCCCTGCGGCGCCTGGCTCGTGAGGCGAATGAAGTCGGCGCGATCATGACGCCTGAGCAGATTGCCGATCTCGTCGAAACTGAGTCGGCCATCGGGCGTATCACTGGCCGGCTCAGGGGGCTCAAGAATCAGCTGACGGCTTCGGTGGCGCCTTCCTTGACGCGCGTTGCCGAGGCATTCGATGAGCTGCTGGAGGATAAGCCGCGCATCATCGACGACATCGTGCGGGCGTTCGCTGGCGTAACCAAGGCCAGCGCCGACTGGGCGACGGCCTTCCTGAAGCACAAGGACGTGATCCAGGGCGGGGTCACCGTGCTCATCGGAACTGCCAATCTCTTGTGGCAGACATTCCGAACGGTAGGCAACAGCATCATGGCCTTGGGCGGGACGATCGTGACCGCCTTCCTGGGTTTCATGGGTGGGGTAACGGAGACCGTGCGCCAGGCAACGGAGTTGCTGAACCGCTTCGGGCTGGTATCCGACGAGACCATGGCCCTGGTGCGCGAGCAATCCGCGGCGACCGTGAACGCCATGAAGACGATGTTCCGGTTCACCAAGGATTCGGCCGCCGGGGCGCTGGATGCTATCGAGACGATCGGCAAGGGCCAACTCGGCGTGCTCGGTGATGCTGAAGCGAGTGCCGAGGGCCAGGTTGCCGCCCACGGCAGGATTGCCCAGTCGGCCATCGAGGCGTCGATGCAAGTCTCGGGCCTCGCCGACGCTTACTCGGGTATTGCCGACTCCGCCGACGAGAGCGTCAAGCGGGCGCTGTCCGGCCAGAAGGAGCTGGACCTGGTTGCCCGTAACATGGCCGTGATCATCGGCAGCGTGGGCAATGAATACGACCGATTGGCCGAAGCCGCCGAAGGCGTCGGCATGTCGATGCAGGAGCTGAAGACTGGGATCAGCGAGGCAGAGGCCAGCATGATCGCCAGCTTTGCCACCTTGGTAGAGAAGGGCGACTTCACCAAGGAGCAGCTTAATCGGGCGATGTCGGAGGTGTTTTCCCAGCTCGGCCCCGAAGCCAGGGACAAGCTGCGCTCGGTCGTCGAGGCCATGCGCGATGCGGGCAATGAGAGCGCCAAGGCGCTTTATGAGCCACTCCTCGAGATGTTCGCGAAGCTCGAGGAAGATGCCGAGGGCGCCGCGGAGAGTGTCAGCGAAATCAGCGATAAGGCTGACCAAGCTGCAGAAGACTTGCAAGGGCTCGGTCAGGCTGCCTTGGAGGGTACCGAACAGGCCAGCAATGCGACCTGGTCGCTTGCTCAAGTTCTTGTCGAGCGCCTGGAGTACTTCAAGACCAAGCTCGGCGAGTACAGCACCGCCGCCAAGAACATGTTTCTGGCGCTGCGTGGCTACGATGTGCAGCCCGATGGTCTCGAGGCGATGACCGAGAACCTGGCTAAGGCCAGAGAAGAGCTAACCAAGCTCCGGCTGGCCATGGTGGGGCGTGGCGTAGACAGCACGAAGTTCCTGAAGCTCAGTTACGAGATGGCCATCCAGGCCAAGCAAGTTGAGATCGCCTTCCTCAACCAGAGGGTGGCGGCGGAGAAGTTGTTCGAGCGCCTCCAGGCTGGCAATGCCACCATTTCCGACCTGAACCTGTCGGCGGAAGAGCTGAAAGAGCGCTTCGACCTGCTGGATGAAACTACGCTCAACCAACTTGAAGGCGCGCTGAATAGAATCCGCAGTCAGGTGGAAAGCCTGAGGGGCTCACTGGAAGGTACCGTGTCCAGTCTCCAGCAGGAGCTAGCTCGACTCGAAGGCGATAACGCCAAGGTGCAGGAGCTGCGCTACCTGGAGCAGGAAGAAGAGCTTCAGGCCAGGTTGCAACAGGCGCGTGAGCTTGGGGATAAGCAGGCCATCATGGACGCTCGGCAGGCGCTTGAGTTGGCCGAGAAAATCCACCGCCAGAAGATGCAGACCATCAGGGAAGAGAGCCAGGCGCCGGGCGCTACCGCCGGCATCGCCCAACCCACCATCGCCAGTCCGGCCCAGCAGGTCGCCCAGCCGACCCGCGCGGTGCGCATCACCCTGGAGACGGGGCAGGGCACCGCCCAGCTCACCGCCGACAGCGACCGCGACGAGCAGCTGCTGCTCGATGCCCTGGGCCGCGACGCCCGCCGCACGACCCACTGACGCCACCCCGATAGCGAGAGCCCATGATCACCCTGACCCCTGCCGGGGGCAGCGCCATCGCGTTGCCCGAGGACCTGGAATGGCCCGACGAGTTCGAGTGGGCGCCGCTGGTCACCAGCGAGCAGCGCAGCCTCTCCGGCGCGCTGATCGTGCACCACAGCACCGCCCAGAGTGGCCGGCCGATCACCCTGGCCAGCAACGGGGCCAGCTGGTACCCGCGCGCCCAGGTGCTGGCCCTGCAGGCCCTGCTGGATGACGCCGCGGCGGCAGTGGCCGCCGGCAACACACCGGCGCCGTTGGCCCTGGCCTACCACGGCCGCACCTTCGCGGTGGCCTGGCGCCTGGCCGGCACCCAGCCGCTGGAGGCGGTGCCGGTCTACCGCCTGGCCGACCCGGACGGCACCCACCCCTACCTGATCACTCTGCGGCTGATGGAGATTTAACGCATGCCGATCCTGCAAGGCGACATCAAGCTGCTCAAGTCCGAGCGCATGACGGACAACGAGGACGGCGGCGGCCGCATCACCGGCACCGAGATCGCCGATGGCCTCAGCAACGAGATCTTCAACGACGTCTCGGATCTCGATCGCGTCTATGGCCGCACCAGCCTGCGCAAGGTGTTCGCCGGGGTGGAAACCGACGACACCGCCTTCTACTTCGGCAGCCACGTCATCGTCGACCAGGCCCCGGACGACCCCAACGTCAGCGTGCTGGCGTTCGCCACCGGCTCGCCCACCGACCAACGTGCCGAGGCGCGCAACCGCATCGAGGGCTATGTGGTGGCCGGGCCCCTCAGCCGCCTGCGCCTGTATGGCGACCAGCTGCCCGGCCAGCGCCAGGTGCTGGCCTACCTGCGCACCGGCGAGACCCCGCCGGACATCGGCGACGTGCTGGTGCTGCGTACCGAGGCGGGCGCCGATGCCGGCGATGAGCAGTTCATCCGCATCACCAGCGTGGAGAGTAACGACCAGATCTTCACCGACGGCAGCGGCGATTTCACCCGCCAGGTGCTGACGCTGGGGATCTCCACCGAGCTGACTACCCGCTTCCACGGCCACGAACCCACCCGCTCCACCAGCACCCAGCCGGATACCCGCATCCGCATGACCCAGGTGGCCGATGCCAGCCGCTACTTCGGCCTCAGCCGCCTGGCCATGGCTGCCAGCCTGGGCAGCAACCAGGTGCAGGTGCAGAGCGTGTACCAGCCCATCGTGCCCAGCACCCAGGGCGAGAGCCCGGTGGTGGATGTGCATGTGGGCGGCAACGTGGCGGTGGCGGTGCAGAGCGGCGGCATCACCCACGAGATCCCCCAGGTGGGCGAGACGCTGCAGATCCCGGTGAGCCTCAACAACCGCGGCTACAGCTACACCCGCAATCTGCAGCCGCTGCCGGCCCCCGGCACCGTGGTGGTGGAGTTCCTCGCGCTGGGCAAGTGGTACCAGCTGCGCGACGAGAACGGCACCGGCGAGTTGACCGGATCGGGGACCGGGCAGGTGAACTTCGCCACCGGCTCGCTCAGCATCACCCTGCAGGAGCTGCCCGACGTCGACTCCGCGATCCTGGTCTACTGGGGCTCGCCGATCCACTACCGCGACCGCGCCGGCTACCAGGTGCCGTTCCCCACCCCGGGGCTGCGCTTCGAGCTGGACCACGGCGGCGTGGTGCCGGGCTCGATCACCGTGCGCTGGATGAGTGGCGAGGTGGAAGTTCAGGCCACCGACGACGGCCAGGGCAACCTGACCGGCAGCGGCACCGGCGTGGTGGTCTACGGCTGGCGGGATCAGGTCAATGGCGACCGCCCGGGCCTGGTGTGGATCGAGTTCAATGATGGCAGCTGGCCGGACGCCAACAGCCTGGTGGTGGTGGACTACGAATTCGGTGCCAGCGACACCGCGACCTTCAACCCCAGCGTGGATGGCGCCGGCTTTGTGCAGCTGCAACTACCCGATGCACCTCTCAAGCCGGGCAGCGTGGGGCTGGAGTTCACCATCACCCGCCGCGACTATACCAACGGCGGGTCGGCAACCTATATGGGTGTGGCCAGCCTCCCTAACCGCCGCGAGGAAACTCGAGAGAGCCAGACCCAGATCACCCGGCGCCTGTATGACGATGGCGTGGGCGGCATCAGCGGCGCCGAGGGCACGGTGGACTACGACACCGGCCTGGTCACCGCCAAGGTGCTGGAGGAGAGCGAGGTGCAGTCCTACGAGCGTGATGGTCGATATGGGCCAGCCGAGTGGCACGAACGCACCATCACCGACAAATTCCCCAGTGGCTCCGCGGTCATCGCCCGCTGGCAGCCGCAGGTGGTCAACAGCACCCAGGCCAGCGTGCAGCGCAACCCGAACCCGTTGCGCGTCTCGCTGCTGCCGCTGATCCAGGATCAGGTGGTACCCGGCACGCTGCGCTTCACCTTCCGCGGCGCCACCTACCTGGATCGAGACGGCAGCCTCTACCGCGATGTTGACCCGCAGACCGGCGCCGGGCTCTATAGCGGCACCATCGACTACAGCGCCGCCGAGGTGGTGCTGGAGGACTGGGGCGCGAGCGGCAGCAACCAGATCAGCATCACCAGCCTGGTCACGGTGCTGGGCAACTGGACGATCTACGACGTGTTCTTCCGCACCCCGGGCTCGCCGATCCAGGTGGGCGAGCTCAGCCTGCTGGCGACCACCGCGGGCGGCGAGCTGCTCCAGGGCCAGGCGCAGTTCAACGCCACGATCACCGGCGACCAGCTCGAGGGCGAGGTCGACTACACCACCGGCGTGGCCTCGGTCCGCTTCGGCGAGCTGGTGGACGATTCAACGCTCACGCCCGAGGAGAAGAACGAACCCTGGTATGACCCGGCTAACGTCGAGGACGGCATGATCTGGCGGCCCGAGCCGGTGCTGCCCAGCACGGCGCGCTTCAACACCGTGGTGCTGACCAGCCTGCCGCTGGATGCCGAGCTGCTGGGGCTGGACCCGGTGCGCCTGCCGCCCGATGGCAGGGTGCCCATCTTCCGCCCCGCCCAGGTGGCGGTGGTGCACCACACCGCCAAGACCGCCTGGCCGCTGGGCACCACCGCCGGCGACACGCTTGACGTTGGCCGCACGCGCCTGGCGCTCGGCCACGTCGAGGACGCCAACGGCGACAAGCTGCCGGAGGCGGACTATTCGGTCGACCTCGACGCCGGCACCTTCGCCCTCGACGCCGGCGCGGATCTCTCCGGCGTTGCCGAACCGCTCTACGCCGTGCACCGCATCGAGGACATGGTGCTGATCAGTGACGTGCAGATCGGCGGGCAGATCACCCTGATCGGCCAGCTCAGCCACGACTACCCGGCGGAGGAGACCCTGGTCAGCTCCGCGCTGATCGGCGGCGACCTTCAAGCGCGCTGGAGCAACCTGTTCGACCAGAGCACCTGGACCAACGTCTGGTCCGATTCGCTGATCGGCAGCGAGACCAGCGCCGAGTACAACGCCACCACCTACCCGCTGGAGGTGACCAACCGCGGCGCCATCACCGAGCGCTGGGCACTGCGCTTCACCTCGACCAGCGGCGGCAACATCGTCGGCGAGAGCGTGGGCCAGATCGGCACCTTCAGCATCAACAGCGAGACCGCCCCCAACAACCCCAACACCGGCGTGCCCTATTTCCGCATCCCCGCCGGCGGCTGGGGCTCGGGGTGGTCTGCCGGCAACGTGCTTAGGTTCAACACCATCGGCTGCAATCTGCCGGTGTGGCTGGCCCGCACCGTGCTCCAGGGCGACAGCCCCGGGGGCGACTTCCGGTTCCGTGTGCAGGTGCGCGGCAACGTCGACGCCTGATCGCCACCCGCCTGATTCCACTTCGAGGAGACCCGCCTGATGGCCTTCCCCGTCAAGCACTTCACCAGCGACATGGGCGGCGCGCCCACGCTGGGCGACACCGCCGCCGGCGACTTCATCGGCCTGCTCAAGGCGTGCCTGGTCACCGGCTTCAACGTCACGCCCATCGCCGGCATGACCTATGACGCCGGCACCGGCGAGGTCACCGTCGATGTCGGCACCGGCCACGGCTTCACGAAGTGGCAGGTGGTCGCGATCAGCGGCGCCGACCAGGCCGCCTACAATGGCGAGCACCGCGTCACCGCCGTGACCGAGAGCAGCTTCTCGTTTGTGCCGGAGTACGCGCCGGCCACCAGCCCCGCCACCGGCGCCACGCTGGAGGCCAAGGCCGCCCCGGTCGGCGGCTGGACCATCGAGGCCGAGGACGCCACCAACCATAAGATCGCCCTGAGCCGCACCGCCCCGGATGCCACCGACCATGTGCTGCTGGTCGAGAACACCGGCTACAGCGGTGACAGTGGCGTGAACGGCAACTTCGCCAACGTGCGGATCTGCGAGAGCTTCACCGACTTCGACACCTTCGACAGTGTGGCCAGCTACTGGTGGGCGGCCAGCCACCGCTACGCCAGCGCCGAGTGGCTGCTGGTCGCCGATGGCCACCTGCTCTACTGGATCCCGCGCTACGCCACGCCCGGCAAGCGGGCCGCCTTCGTGTGGGGCGACATCGAGACCGTGCGCCCGGGCGATGCCGCCCACTGCCTGGTCAACGGTTGCGACAAGAGCTCCACCGGGGAGTGGGATACCAGTGATTCGTCCTACACCGCCTTCGCCGAGCTGGGGGGCAGCGACTATCGCGGCATCGCGCGCGGCCACCAGCAGCTTCCCGGCGAGGTGCCCTGGCAGCTCTACGGCATCGGCACGCGCCTGGGCGACGGGGTGATCACCTATCCCAACCCCGCCACCAACGGCTTCTATGTGGCCACCGGCAAGCTGATGGTGGTGGAGCAGGGCAGCCTGCGCGGCTTCCTGCCGGGGCTGCTGCAGCCGCTGCACACCTCGAGCGTCTACCACGGCGCGGTGGTCGATAACCTGCCGGATCTCGAGGGCGTGCCGGTGCTGTTCTGGCTGGCCATGGACTCGCGCAGCTACGCCGGCACCGAACGCCTGATGGCCTGGCGCCTGGATGAGTGGATACCGGAGGTGGGGGCATGAGCCTGATTGCCCGCTACAAGCTCGACGGCAACGCCCGCGACAGCGAGGGCAGTGCCCACGGCACCGCGATCGATGTGACCTGGGCGCCCAGCCAACTGGTCGACGGGGGAGGGGAGGCCCGCCTCAACGGCACCACCAGCCGCCTCGACACCGTCATCCAGTTCACCACCGAGACCGCCGTCAGCCTGCCGATCTGGTTCCACCCCAGGCAGGGCGCCGGTCACCTGATCGGCCAGCACGACGGCACGGATGGCCTGGCCATTGAGCAGACTGCGACCGGTAAGATCCGCTTGCTGGTGGGTGGTGCCGCCAGTCAAGAGGTCACCGTCTACCCCGGCGAGTACCACCACGCCGTGCCGGTCTACAACGACGGCGAGGCGACCCTGTACCTGGACAATGAAGCCGTGGCCACGGTGACCGAGACCGTTACCTGGCCGGCGGTACCGGTGACCATCGGCGCCAGGGCGGACGGCAGCGAGGCGCTGCCGTGCGATGTGGTGGATGTGCGGGGGTATGACGAGGCACTCAATGAAACAGGGATAGATTCACTTAACACCTCCCCCGACTCAAATGGTGATGCGGTGTCGGATTATTCGCCACCTCAATCTGGTCTGCGTTGCCATTATCGATTTGATTCTCTTCAAAACAGCGTCGTTATTGATGAGAATGGAATTTATGATGGTGTTTCGTATGGTGTCTCGCTGGTCGAATCATTTTACAATAAAGCTGCCTATTTTGATGGTGCCTCTTATATTGACGCTGGGCAGGCGCTGGACTGTTCAGCGGATTTTACCGTTCACGCCATTGTAGAACCTGACTCACCTCTTCCGGCAGGTGACCAAGCTTTGGTCTATAAGGGTACCACTAACAGGGAGTTCTATTTATTTGTTAGAAGTGGGGAAGTTGGGTGTCGTGTTTTTTATAATGGCTCATCCAATAGCTATCTTGAGTTGACGTATCCTGTGCCTACTGGCCAAAAATTTAATATAGGTGTTCGTCGTGCTGGTCTTAATGTCAGTTTGTTCGTCAATGGAGTTGAAGTTGCAATTGGTGTGTTGACCAGTTCTGTTTTGCACACGAGCCAACCTATGAACATTGGACGTTACGGCGGAGGTGCGCTCTATTATTCAGGCTCGATAGATGAGTTGGTAACCAATAATATTGGGTTGAGTGACGCCGAAATGCAGTCCCTTTCCGCTGGTGGATTATATGTTTTAAGATTCCCATATTTTGCTGTAAGAGGGCTGCCTTCATCCTTTCCATTATCAGCCTACAACCCCCACCCGACCCCGATCCCGAACCCCACCGCTATCCCACGCTCCGGTCGCAGCGGCGTGAACGGCGTCACGGCCCTGCTTACCCCGCCGGCGTGGTTCGATCAGCGCGATGGCAGCGGCGGAAGCCATCTCTCGCCGGCGGGCGTGGTCTCACGGCCCGATCGCCAGGGCCGGCTCAGTGGCAACACCACCGACCAGAATGGCCAGCCGGTCTCGCGCCGGGTGCGCTGCTTCGAGCGCCGCACCGGGCGCATCGTGCGCGAGACCTGGAGCAACGCCGCCGGCTACTACCAGTTCGACGACCTGGACCCGGCCAAGCGTTTCACCGTGGTGGCCCATGACTACAGCGGTACCTACAACGCCGTGATCGCCGACAACGCCCAGCCGGAGGTGCCCGCATGAATCTCGCCCTTGCCGTGAAGAACGCCCGGCTGCTGGCCATCGCCGATGCCGCCAATGCCGGGGCCGATGCCAGCAACCGCGCCACCCTGACCCTCTACGCCGACCCGATGCCGGGGGGCGCCGATGTAGCGCTCGCCGGCCAGCTCGAGCTGGCGGTGGTGGAGTGCCCCTACCCGCTGGAGGCGAGCATCGAGAACGGCGTGATGACCCTGGGCGCCTTCAGCGAGCAGATGGCCACCGGCGAGGGCCAGGCCACCTGGGCGCGCCTGCGCAGTGTGGCCGGTACCGCGGTGGCCGATCTCACCGTGGGCATGGAGGACGCCCAGGGCAACCCCACCGCGCAGATCACCATCAGCCAGAGCCAGATCTATCCCGGCGTGCTGATCGACATCACCGAGGGCCTGATCGCCGAGGCCTGACCGCCCGCGTAGCGAGGAGCCGGCATGGCCCAGATCAATCTCCAGTTCGGTGCGCCCGGGTACGGCGAGCCGGTCGGTACCGTCGACCTGCAGTTCGGTACCACCGACGGCGGCGGCGATGTTGAGACGCTCGCCGCGCGTCTGGCCGTCACCCTGCCGGCCCCCACGGTGGCCATCAGCGCCACCGTGCCCAAGCGCGCGTTGCGCGTTTCGGCACAACTTCCGGCGCCCCTGGTCACCGCCCAGGCCCGCCTGGTGCTGCGTGCCCAACTGGCCGTCACTCAGCCCGCGCCGAGTGTGGCCGCCGCGGCCAGCGTCTTGGTTCGCGCCCAGCTGGCCGCCACGCTTCCCAAGCCGGTGGCCATGGCCCGCGCCACGCGCGACATCAACGTCTATCGCGATCCCTCGGTGATCGGCGGCAGTGCCTGGCAGCAGGCCAGCGCCCTGGGCCGGCACACCGCCGGTGCCTATGGCGAGAGCGCCCGACACCGGGCCCACACCGCCAGCCGCTACCAGCAGGCCGCCGCGCTGAGCCGCGCCACCACCGCCCCAGCGGCGATGCTGCCGCGCCAGTGGCGTCGGGTTCTGGGGCGCGCCGAGCTGGCCGCCGCCGTGGCCGCCGCCACACAGGCCAGCAACCGCCACCTGCCACGCGAACGCCGCCGCCAGGGTGACACCTGGCAGGATGCCGCGCGTGAGTGGATCGCCGCCGCCGCGCGCAACCGTTACCTGCCGCACCTGCGCAAGGCGTGGGGGCTGCCCTATGAGCAGGCCAGCCGCATCCTCGCCCGGCACTGGGGCAGCGACTGGCAGCTCGGCGAGTGGCGCCCGCTCGGCTGGCGAGACGACTACCAGGATGCCCAGTGGCCACCGCCCGGCATCAGCCCGCATCCGGTTGAGCCGCCGGAGCCCGGCCCAGAGCCCTACACGCCTTCGCTCGACCTGCAGTTCTGCGCGCCGCCGCCCAGCGTGTGGGATCTCGCCTTCGGCGTGGACCCCTGCGCCGATCTCGAGCCGCCGGACGACGGTCGCGTCCCAATCCAGAGGACCTATCTCGTGAGCAACTCCGCCAGCCTGACCCTGGTGGCCACCGGCCAGGCCCTCGAAGCCAGCGCCATCAGCGTGGCCATCGACGCCGACTCCTGGGCCTGGGAGCTGCGTGCCACCGTGATCGGCGAGCCCTCCATCGCCCTGGTGCGCGAAGCGCCGCAGCCCGTCGAGCTCGAGGCCACCCTAAACGGCCACACCTGGCGCGTGGTGCTGGACGACTGGCAGCGCAGCCGCGCCTGGGGCGAGCTGCCGGCGATCACACTCAGCGCCCGCAGCCTGGCCGCCTACCTCGGCGCACCCCACGCCGCCGCGCGTAGCTACACCGAGACCCAGACCCGCACCGCCCGGCAGCTCGCCGAGCAGGAGCTGCCCCTTGGCTGGACGCTGGACTGGCAGATCGATGACTGGCTGGTCGAGCCCGCGGCCTGGCACTACACCAACCGCACACCCATCGAGGCGATCAGCGCCATCGCCACCGCCGCCGGCGCCGTGGTGCAGGCCCACCCCAGCCAGCCGCGATTGATCATCGCCCCGCGCTACGCCGCGCCCCACTGGGCCTGGCAGGGCGAGGCGCCTGACGTCACCCTGCCGCCGGACATCCTCACCCGGCTCGGCAGCCAGTACCGCCCCAGCGAGGCGCTCAACGCCGTCTACGTCAGCGGCGAGACCACCGGCGTGCTGGCCCTGGTCAAGCGCGCCGGCACCGCCGGCGACCGCCTCGGCGAGATGATCGTCGACCCGCTGATCACCCGCCAGGCTCCCGCCCGCGGCCGCGGCATCGCCGTGCTCTCCGCCAGCGGCGAGCAAACCCGCGAGACTCTGGCCCTGCCCGTCGCCAGCGACCTCGCCGGCCTGCTCGCCACCGGCCAGCTGCTGCGCGTCGATCCCGACGGCGACGACTGGCGCGGCCTCGTGCGCGCCGTCAGCGTCGCCGCCCGCCTCGAGGGCAGCGGCAACCGCGCCGCCCTGGTCGTCGAGCAAACCGCCGAGCTGGAACGCCACCTCGAGGAGACCGCCTGATGGCCCGCAACCTCTACCGCCAATTCCTCGACCTCATCCCCCGCGACCCCCTGCTGGTGGGTGAGGTCACCAGCCACAACAGCGACGGCACCTCCACCCTCTCACTCCCCGGCGGCGGTACCCTGCGTGCGAGAGGGCAGGGTGTCGCCGTCGGGCTCAAGGCGTTCGTGCAAGCGGGGGAGGTGAAGGGCGAAGCGCCGGACCTTACCGACGTGACGGTGGAGGTGTGAGAGCAGATAGCAGGCACCAAAGGAAACGCCCCGGCCATTCAGGTCGGGGCGTTTTCGCGTGTCTAGGTGGTGCGGTTTGCTCGACGGGCTACTAGGCAGGCGTGAGACAACCGCCGATTTGTGAGACTGACCGTCTTGCAGCATACTGATTTGCAAAGCCAAACTCGCCCCGAGGTGTTCCATGTGTGAGCTGCTGGGCATGAGTGCCAACGTGCCCACCGATATCTGCTTCAGCTTCACCGGCTTCCTGCATCGCGGCGGCGGCACCGGCCCCCACCGCGACGGCTGGGGCATCGCCTTCTACGAGGAGGGGGGCTATCGCGACTTCCGCGACCCTCACCCCTCGGTGCGCTCGCCCATCGCTCGACTGATTCGCGACTACCCGATCAAGTCACATGTGGTGATCAGCCATATCCGCCAGGCCAACGTCGGCCAGGTGCGGCTGGCCAACACCCACCCCTTCGTGCGCGAGATGTGGGGCCAGCCCTGGTGCTATGCCCACAACGGCCAGCTCGCCGGCTGGCAGGCGCTGCCGTTGAGCTTCTACACCCCGGTGGGCGACACCGACAGCGAGCACGCCTTCTGCTGGCTGCTGGGCGAGCTGCGCCGGCGCTTCCCGCGGCGTCCCGCCAACGATGTCGAGCGTGAGGGGATGTGGCGGCTGCTGCACCAGCTCTGCGAACGGCTGCGTGGCCTGGGGGTGTTCAACCTGCTGCTGGCCGACGGTGACTACCTCTACACCTTCTGCTCCACCAAGCTGGCGCATATCACCCGCCGTGCCCCCTTCGGCCAGGCGAGCCTCTCCGACGCCGAGCTCGCGGTCAACTTCGCCGAGCACACCACCCCGGACGACATCGTCTCGGTGATCGCCACCGAGCCCCTGACCGACAACGAGGCCTGGGAGCGCATGGCCCCGGGGGAGCTGCTGGTGTGGCGCGACGGCACCATCCGTGCCCGTTACGGGCGGCGTGAGCCGGAGCCCGGGGCGGCGGCGGGATGCGTTTAA